CCCTTGTCTAGCAGCGACGAATTTCTTTTTCGTTTCACTAACTGAACGTTTTGTTTTTTGTATAGGATTAATACCACCGTTATTTCGCCCATATTGTTGTTGTGGATTTACACCTCCAGAACTCATAATTTTTCGTTCGGCATATGCTTTTGCGCCACGGCTCGTAGTACTCATCGAGATAATAGGATGGTCATCATCAATGATTGGATATTCGCCTTGTCCTAAATAATGGCTTTGTTTCGCAGTAAAGTCTAAAATTGGACTAATCATACTGGAAGTACCTTTATCGATAGGAAGATATTTCAGATATTCATTAGATGCTAGAATCATTTGCCCAGCATTTATTGGATTACGTTTAATAAGCCAATATACGACGAGTCCACCGAATGCAATACCTGCCATTTGGTAATATTTCTTATAATTTGCGAGCTGTTTTATATAGCGGCCTTCTGTATGTAAATTAAATATAAGTGCAGCAGTAATTAAAAATATAATAATTTCTATGCGCATTTTATTCTGATATTTACGAATTAATTTTAATATATTGAGAGATTTTCTAGTTACCAATATAGATAAATCAAGAAAAAACAAAGTAAAATAAACGCTATAAAAAGATAATATTTATTAATTTTTAATTTCTCTGAGAGAAATACAGGTTTGGGAAGATACTCCTCCAAATATCGGTCGAATGCTTCTGTATAAGAAATCTCCTCTTTCCCGATTGCAGCATTTACTTTATTATGTATAAAATGTACCCATTTTACAAACGATTCTTTATTATCTAAATAGGGTGTTACTGGATAACGGTCAATAAATGCACTAAATCGATTTCCAATATCCTCATTTGGAATAAAAATCGGCAGATTCATTATAAAATCATAATATTTCCGTTTTGTTACAGCATTCGGCGTATCGGGATATGTAAGAGCAATTGTCATTAGAAAAAACCAATAATGTGGACCCCATATAGAGGGTTCGAAAATAGGCGCATATTGATTCGAATTCGAATTTTTCGATAATTTTTCTCTATTCAACTCATTCATTTTCTAAAACAATCAATATCAATCTATATAAAAAGTATCGATTATATTCACCTAGTATAAACTTATTTTTGAAATATTTATTTAAGAAAACGAAAATGCAAGAACACTTACAAATTATAAGACACCCACCGAATCTATCTAAAATATATTGTAATAATTGTTCAAAACAAGGTCATATTTATAATCAATGTAAGATGCCGATATTAAGTATAGGAACAATAGTATTTAAGGAAGTACCGATGAAAGATAATCCTGATAAAAAAGATATAAAATTTCTAATGATTCGTAGAAATCATACGTTTGGATTTATGGATTTTATTAGAGGAAAATATTCTATTCATAATCGAAATTTTATTTTGAATTTATTTAAAGAAATGACTGTTCAAGAAAAACAACTTATTTTAGAATCGGATTTTTCTATACTTTGGAAATATCTATGGAATAATATGTCTATACAATCCCAATATAAATTAGAAGAAACAAATTCTGAAGAAAAATTTAATTCTCTCAAACAAGGTATTTTATATTATGGAGGTGTGTATTCAATAGAAACACTATTAGCAGATTGTAATTATCCACAATATAGATGGGTAGAACAAGAATGGGGATTTCCAAAAGGACGTCGAAATAATTACGAGAGAGATTTCGATTGTGCATTACGTGAATTTCAAGAAGAAACAGGTTATTCTCGTAATTCTCTCAAAAATGTAGAGAATATTATGCCGTATGAAGAAATATTTACAGGGTCAAATTATAAATCCTATAAGAATAAATATTATCTTTTAAAAATGTTTGCTGAAACGCCGCAAACCGTCGAAAATTTTGATAAAAATGAGGTAAGTAAGATGGAATGGAAAACATATGAAGAATGTATAGAATGTATTCGACCATATAATTTAGAGAAAAAACAATTAATAACAAATGTATATAAAGCTCTACAAAATTATAAACTGACATTATAAAAACCATAATAACGTTACATTATATGAATAATAATATTTATATAATATAAGAAATGAATAAAGAAGAGAAATCAAAACAGAATAATACAAAAAGAAAAAGATGTCCTCCAGGAATGAATTATGATAAAGTTTCTGGCGAGTGTAAACCAAAAATAAAAATAAATCCAGATGAAATAAATATAGCTGCACCAATGAAAGGTATACGTGATTTTGTAGGCGATATATTTAATCGATCTAATGAAAAACAACCCGAAAAATCAGAAAAAAGAAAGCGATGTCCAAAAGGACAACATTATGACCCTATTACAAAATCGTGTATTCAAAAACAGACTAAAACTTTAAAACCAAAACCAGTAAGACTTACAAAAAAGAATAATATACAATTAGTTTTAGACGAACCAACAGATACTATTTCCGAAGATGAAGAACAAGATGACGAAGAAGAAAAATACGAATCAGCCCCTATTTTTTCAGATTCACCAGAAATAATATCCGAAAATCCATTATTTACATATGAAAATAAAGAACAATCCAAAGAAAATATTATATTAGAACCTGATATTAGTAACGATAATCCAGATAAAAATTTTGAAACAGAAAAAGAGCAATATACACAATCCAAACAATCTGAAAATATAACTTATTTATATCCAGATTTAAACGATGCAGAATTCGCTTATAAAATCGCATCTAAAAAGGAATTTGCTGATACAGAATATGATGGGTCTCTTAACCCAATTGAAGACACTGCTGACGCAATGTGTAATTCTGATTTCGAACTAATGCCTCACCAAATTTTCGTCCGTAATTTCCTTTCTTACCAAACCCCCTATAATAGTCTCCTATTATACCACGGCTTAGGTTCAGGAAAAACGTGCTCTGCGATTGGTGTAGCAGAAGAAATGCGTTCCTATATGAAACAAACAGGTGGTATAAAAACAATTCTCGTTGTAGCTTCGCCAAATGTCCAAGATAATTTCCGATTACAACTCTTCGATGAGAGAAAGCTAAAAGAGGTCGGTGGACAATGGAATCTAAATGTATGTATTGGAAATACGCTATTAAATGAAATAAATCCGACCAGTATTTCGGGACTATCGAGAGAACGTATTATTATGCAAATCAATACAATTATACGAAAATCCTATGAATTTATGGGATATAACGAATTCGCGAATTATATTAATCGCAAAATCTCAGTACCAGATGACCGTGGATATTCTCCCGAAATACAAAAACAGATGACACTGAAAAATATTCAAAAATATTTTAATGACCGATTATTAATTATCGACGAAATCCATAACTTAACTTTGGCCGATAATAAACAAAAGCGAACCTCTGTATTACTACAAGTAATTGCAAAACATTCGACTTCGATGCGCCTACTCCTTCTCTCCGCAACACCAATGTATAACTCGCCTACAGAAATTGTATGGCTTGCGAATCTAATGAATGTAAATGATAAACGGGCTATAATAAAAACAAGCGACGTATTCGATTCCCAAGGACGATTTATAAAAATATCAGAAGAAGAAAAGGCAGCTGGTAAAGAATCTGGAAAAGACCTTTTACGGCGAAAATTAACAGGATATGTTTCCTATGTCCGTGGAGAGAATCCTTATACTTTCCCATATCGTGTATATCCGAATATATTCGCACCAGCTTTTTCTGTCCAAAATAATCCCTATCCAGAAAAACAGATGAATCAGAAACCGATTGACCAGATAATTGCACACGTTCCTGTATATTTAAATGAAATCGGTGAATATCAAGAGAAAGTCTATCAGCAAGTCGTAAGATCTCTCGATACGAATCTAGATTCTTTCGAAGAGATGGAAGGTTTTGGATATACTGTTTTATTAGGACCATTAGCCTCGCTTATTATTACTTATCCGAGTGAGACTCTCGATAAAATTATAAGAGAGGGTAAATCTGTAGGAAAACTCACTGGATTTATTGGTGAAGCAGGATTAAATTCAACAATTACATATATTCAACAGAATCCGACTGAAGATAACCCAATTCCATTACGCCATTCTTTCCAATATAGACCCGAAGTTCTACGAAGATATGGCCCTATTTTTAAACCCGAAAATATAGGAAAATATTCAGCGAAAATCGCGAAAATCTGTCGCTTAATTCGTGAATCGAAAGGTATTATTCTTATTTATTCGCAATTTATCGATGGTGGTGCAGTACCGATGGCTCTCGCCTTAGAAGAAATGGGATTCGGACGTTTCAGTACTGGTCAACATAAGAATCTGTTTAAGAAACCCCCTACTGAAACAGTCGACGCACTTACAATGAAACCCAGGTCGGAACATATGTTAGACCCAGAATCAAATGGTACCTTCCATCCTGCTAAATATATGATGATTACTGGTCATAAAGAATTCTCTCCAGATAATTATTCGGATGTGAATTATTTAACTACCGAGGATAATAAATATGGCGCAAAAGTCAAAGTCGTTATTATTTCGAAAGCTGCCGCAGAAGGTCTTGATTTTAAACATATTCGCCAAGTACACGTTTTAGAGCCGTGGTATAATATGAATCGTATTGAACAGATTATTGGCCGTGGTGTCCGAAATGGTAGTCATTGTAAATTACCATTTGAGGAGAGAAATGTCGAGATTTATTTACACGGTTCTCTTACAACATCTGGTGAAGAGGCCGCGGATTTATATGTCTATAGATTAGCAGAGAGAAAAGCTAAAAAAATTGGTAAAGTTACAAGGGTTCTAAAAGAAGTCGCCGTTGATTGTATATTGAATCTCTCCCAAACAGATCTTACAGAAGATAAATTATACAGTATAATCAAAAATCAGAATATTACGATTCGGTTATCAAGCGGTCCCGTTATCAAATATAAAGTCGGCGATAAACCATATACGGATATTTGTGACTATATGGAG